CACCGCCAGGAGAGCGCGCCGCCGGCGGCGATCGTGGTCGACGCGATCGGCCTCGGCGCCGGCGTCGCCGACCGGCTGCGCGAGCTCAAGCTGCCGGCCATCGACGTGAACGTGGCGGAGAGCCCGAGCACCGAGGGCCGCTTCGTGCGGCTGCGCGATGAGCTGTGGCAGGGCTGCCGCGACTGGTTCGACGCCCGCACCGTCTCGCTGCCCTGGGATGACGTGCTGCGCAACGACCTGTGCGCGCCGCGCTATGGCTTCTCCTCCGACGGCAAGCTCAAGATCGAGAGCAAGGACCAGTTGCGCTCGCGCGGCGTGCCGTCGCCGGACAGTGCCGATGCGTTATGTTGCACTTTCGCACCGGGCGCCTATCTCGCGAGCGCCTACGGCATGACGCGACGTGGGCAGCCGCTGCGGCGGAACATTCGGGGGGTGCTGTGAGGCGGGTCAACGAGATCACCGCGCGGGCGATCAATGCGGAGCCCTGGGAGCCGCTGCCGGGCATGACCAAGCGCCGCTGCGAGGATTGCGGCTTTTGGTTCGCGACGCCGGCGGGCGCGCCGCAGGCGTGCTGCCCGGACTGCCAGACGGGAGCCGGGAAAGGCCGGACCTGGCGATATACCGACGGAAGCGGGAGCGACTGACGATGGGCCTCATTCTGCTGATCGTGCTGCTGTTGCTGTTGTTCGGCGGCGGCTTCTACGGCTACCGGGGCGGCTATTACAGCTCGGCGCCGGGGCCGTATTACGGCGGGCTGTTCGTGGTGCTGATCGTGCTCGTTCTGCTGCTGGTGCTGTATCGCCCGATCGGTGCGTGGTGGTGACGCGGATGGCCGCTGTCCCGGCCGACCTGCCGGCGCCGTGCCGCTGCCCGCATTGCGGCGCGGTGCTCGACGGCGCGAGCGCGGTCAACGACGCCGGCGATTTCGCCGCGCCGTCCTTCGGCGATATTTCGGTGTGCTTCGCCTGCGGCGGCCTGGTGGTGTTCGATACCGAGATGCGTCTCGACAAGCTCGCGCCGGCGCTCCTGATGCGGCTCGGCGCCGATGAGCGCGCGGGGTTGCTGGCGGTGCAACGGGCGGTTCGCCTGATGCGAGCCGAGGAGGATCACTGACATGGCGAAAAGCACGCGGGGGCTCGGCCCGAAGGGCAAGGCGAAGGTGGCGTCTGTGATGCACGAATGGGGGCAAGGCGCGCTGCGCTCGGGCTCCAAGAAAGGCCCGGTGGTGCGCTCGCAAAATCAGGCGCTCGCCATCGCGCTGTCGCAGGCGGCCAGCAAGGTGTTGCGCGGCAAGAAGGGCCGCAAATGACCGAGCGCGAGCGGCACCTGCTGAACCTCTGCACCTCGGTCTGCCTGATGCTCGGCGACGAGGCCCTGGGCCGGCTGTCGTGGAATCTGGCGAACTCCGCCGAGGAGCCGCCGGAGCGCATCGCGTTCCTGCGCCGGTCGGAGCGGCTGATCGGCCGCTCGCTGACCTTGATGCGCGGCTTGATCGAGGCCGGCGAGGAGGGCGACGCATGACCGGCCGTTTCGCGATCGAATGGCACGATTTCGAGCGCGAGCCGCAGGTGACGCCCGACCCGGCGTTTCCCGCGGGCAGGGATCTCGACATCAGCGCCGGCCGCACGCCGAGCTGCCGCACCGAGCTGCCCTATCCGGCGCGGCGCTGCGGGGTCTATCGCGTGGAATGCACGCTCTGCGGCCTGGTGGTGGCGGCAACCACGGCGGGCCGGCCCGACGATCCGCGCTCGCTCACGTTGGCCTGCAATGTGAAGGGCCGCGCATGACCGAAGCCGCCGCCCCGCGCTGCGGGGATCACGTCTTGCACCGCCCGACCGGAGAGACATGGCTTGTTGCATGGTGCGAAGGAGACGACCTTGCGTGGTGCGGATGGCCGAACGGGATGGCTCGCATAGCAGATTGCGCGATCATCCGTGCATGGTGCGAAGGAGACGACCTTACGTGGTGCGGATGGCCGAACGGGATGGCTCGCACAGCAGATTGCACGATCATCCGTCGGGCTACCGATGAGGAGCATCGTCTCTTGGTGGCGGAAGTCGCGAAGTGTGGCGACGGCCGGGCCGTTCGCGTCACGCGGCTCTATGCAAAAACATTCGCGCGGCTGCTCGATAAATGACCGCTGACAAGGCCCTGACCGTGCTGCGCGCGGCGCACCGTGCCTATCTCGCGTCCTGCGGGCGCCGCTTCGCCGATCGGCCGTTCCGCAGCGCCGCCGCGCCGAGTTGGCGCTACCTGCCGGCGGAGGATCGGGTCGAGCCGCTGGCCGAGCCGCCGGCGAGCTTCACCTGCCCGGATTGCGGCCGGACCTCCTTCAACCGCAGCGACGTGCTGCACCGCTACTGCGGCGCCTGCCATAATTTCCACGGGAGCGCGTGATGGATCAGCAGTTGAGCGACGCCCTGGCCGCCAAGGCGCGCGGCGTGGTCGACGTGGTGATAACCCTCGCCACCGTGCGCAACGAGAAATGGGCCGATGCGCTCGGCGCCTTCGTGCCGGCCTACGAACGGGCGATGCAGGACAAGCTGGCGCAGCTCGAACAGCGCCGGGCCAAGCGGGCGGGCTGAAAAGGAGATTGCGATGAAAAGCCAAATCGAGTTTGCCTTGGCGCATCCCGTCTTTGATCCCGAACGGCAGATCGTGCGCGGTCATTACTGGTGGGCCGAGCCCGATCGCGTCTCGGCGTGCCTCACGGTGAATATCGGGATGGAGTGAACCGTCTACGCCGGCGGGCGGCCGCTCTGGCATCTCTCGTTGTGCCATCAGGAGCGGAGGCGGCCGGTTCCAGTGCTCCGTTGGAGCCTGACGGCGGTTCGCAAGATCGAGGCGATCAGGGATCGGATCATGGCGCGGTGCGGCACAGACGAACCGTTGATCGCAGAAACCAGTTTTCCGGCCGGCCATGAGCCGGTGACGATGCAATGGCGCAAGCCGCTGCGCATCGACGAGATCAACCGAATGGCGCCGACCGAGGATGTGCGGCGCCGCGAGGGCCGCCCCTGACGAGCCTGGGGAAGCCGCCGGGCTTGACACCCGGCGGCCCCCCTACCTACGTCTCACCACGACCTTGACGCTGATGCGCACGGTCAAGATGATCCAAGGCAGGAAGCTGCGATGTTCTAGCATCGCATCCTCCCCTAGACGCCGGCCGAGGGGATTCTCGGCCGGCGTCGTCGTTTCTAGGGGGCGGCCGGGCAAACGCAACTTTTTGCCCAGGGTGCAGCGATTGACAGGGCCGTGAGGATGGCTCCCGCATGGCGCCATGCCCTCGGACCTCGCCCCGGCCGCCCCGCCCTCGACGATGGGCGCGGCCCCCGACCCCGACCTGCAGCTCCCGCTCGGGCCGGGCGAGAGCGCCGCGCGCGAGACGGTGCTGATCGCCGAGCATCCGGCGATGAGCGCCGAGGAGCTGCAGGCGGCGTTTACCGCCGTGCGGGACGAGGCGCGCAACTACAACGACGTGCTCTCCACCTCCCGCGCGCGGGCGCTGCGGCTCTACAACGGCGAGCCGATGGGCGACGAGGAGCCGGGGCGCTCGCAAATCGTGCTCACTGAGGTCAAGGACACCATCGCGGCGATGATGCCGACCGTGGTGCGCATCTTCGCCGGCGCCGAGCACCCGGTCGAGTTCGCGCCCAACGCCGACGGCGACGAGGAGCAGGCCAAGCAGGCCACCGACTACGTGCAGCATGTCGTGTTCAACGAATGCGACGGCTTCCGCGCCATCCATGACGCGGCGATCGACGCTTTCCAGCTCAAATCCGGCTGGATCAGGTGGTGGTGGGACACCGCCATCGACGTGAAAACCGAGACCTACACCGGGTTGCTCGAGCCGCAATGCGCCGCCCTCATCACCCAGGCCGGCGTGCGCGCGCTGCGGGTGGTGCGCCGGCCGGCCACCGACGACGAAAAATTCGGCCTGACCGGCTCGCCCGAGAGTCAGGTGATCCAGACCATGCCGGGCGTGCCGCTGCTGGTGTTCGATGTCACCCTGACGCGGCGGGTGCCGCGCAACCGGCCGCGCGTGCGCGCCTATCCCGCCGAGCAAGTGTGGATCGACGCCGACGCCTCCGGGCCGGGCGACGCGCGTGGGCTGTTCATCGTGCGCGACGTGCCGGTGTCCGATCTGGTGGCGCTCGGCTTCGACGAGCAGGAGATCCTGCGCCGCGCCAACGACAGCGACATGCGCGTCAAGGATCGCGTGGCGCGCAAGCGCGACAAGCTGGCGGCTCGGGTGCAGCGCGGCGCCTCCGCCGACCCCAGCATGAAGCACGTCACCTACACGGAGGTCTGGATCAAGGTCGATTACGACGGCGACGGCATCGCCGAATTGCGCCGCATCCAGGCGATCGGCGACAGCGGCCAGGAAATCATCGCCCATGAGGGGGCGAGCCACATCCCGCTCGCCCGTATCTGCCCGTTCTTCGTGCCGCACCGCGCCATCGGCGAGAGCTACGCCGATCGCGTCGGCGATCTGCAGCAAATCAACTCCCGCGTCATGCGCAACATCCTCGACAGCATGGCCGAGAGCATCCATCCGCGCACGGTGATCCTCGAGAATCAGGTCAGCGTCGACGACGCGATGAACACCGAGATGGGCGCCATCATCCGGGCGAGGTCGGCGGGCGCCGTGCAGGAGCTGACCAAGCCGTTCGTCGGGCCGTCGGCGCTGCCGATCCTCGACGTGCTGGCGGCGATCAAGGAAAGCCGCACGGGCATCACCCGCGGCAGCCAGGGGCTGACCGCCGAGGCCCTGCAATCGACCGCGCCGATCGCCGTCTCGGCGCAGATCGCCGCCAGCCAGGACCGCATCGAGCTTGCCCTGCGCTGCATCGCCGAGGGCCTGAAAGACCTCTATTCCGGCGTGCTCAGCCTGATGTGCGAGCATCAGGACCGCGCCCGCATGGTGCGGCTGCGCGGCAAGTGGGTGCCGGTCGATCCGCGCGCCTGGATGAGCGGGTTTTCCGTCATCGTCTATGTCGGCGTGGGCCGCGGCACCTTGGCCGAGCGGCTGCAGGTGTTCTCCGCCATCGCCGGCAAGCAGGAGCAGATTTTGCAGACGCTCGGGCCGAGCAACCCGCTGGTCACGGTCGGCCAGTACCGCAACACGCTGGCCGACATGCTCAACGCCGCCGGCATCGCCAACACCACGCGGTATTTTCAGGACGTGGCGCCGAACTGGCAGCCGCCGCCGGCGCCGAAGCAGCCGAGCCCCGACGAATTGCTGGCGAATGTCGAGGTCGCGAAATCGAACAACACGGCGCAGACCAACGCGCTCGCGACTCGCCAGAAGCAGCAGCAAATGCTGCTCGACGACGACCGCCAGCGCGACGAGGCGCGGGTCGACGCCATGCTCCGGGCGGCCGAGCTGATGGGCAAGTATCCCGGCCTGCAGCTCGATCCGCGGGCCATCGTCGGGCTGCTCGAACGCGACCCCGAATTGTCGCTGGCGATTATGATGCCGCATGACGGCGGGCCGAACCCGGCCGGGCCGCCGCCGCCCGGCGCGATGCCGCCGCTGCCCCAGGCGGGACCGGCGCAACCCGGCCAGAGCCTCGCCGATGCCAGGCTGTTCCTGCCGCCCGGCCTGATTACCGCGCTGGCGCAGATGGACAAGGCGCAGAGCGCCGGACAGGTGCCGGGACCGGCGCAGGCGCCCGGCCCGCCGGCCGTGCGATGAGCGAGCGCGCCGTCGAAACCATGTCGCCGCAGGACCGCGCGACGCACGCCGAGGCGCTGCGGCGCAACCCGCTGCTCGCCCTGCTGCTGACCGCCATGCGCGAGGACTGCATCGCCACCTGGCAGTCGGGCAGCAGCACCGGGCAGCGCGAGGAGCAATGGATGCGGCTGCAGGTGCTGCGCGATT